AATAAAACAATATGACTTTACTTGGTGAATCAATGATTATTCTTACTGTATTTATATTAGTAATATGTAGAGAATATTATAGAATGTATAACGACGATTAATTATAAAAAAAAAGAAATATATAAATTTAATTTAAAAACGGACCATGTTTACTATAATCACTCATTCCATCCTGCATGTATTTTTTATAATTATTTTGAAACATTTCAGCCAATTTGTTAGCTTGTTTATTGTAATCATCTTCATTATCCCATGATTTTGCAGGATTGCAAACATTTTCACTGACACCTGGTAATTTAAATGGAACATTAAATTTAAAAACAGAGTGTTCTGAGAAATCTGATTTTTCAATATCACCTGATAATATGGCATCTATACATGATCGTGTATCTTTGATACTCATTCTATTCCCAACACCATATGGTCCTCCGGTCCATCCAGTGTTTACTAAGTAAACATTTGCATCATGTGTATTGATTTTTTCTTTTAATAAATCAGCATATCTTGTAGGATGCTGTGTTAAAAATGCTTCACCAAAACAAGCAGAAAATGTAGCCTCTGGTTCAGTCACTCCTCTTTCAGTCCCTGCTACTTTTGCTGTGTAACCGCTTAAAAAATGATACATGGCTTGGTCAGGTGTTAATTTTGATACAGGAGGTAATACACCAAAAGCATCACATGTTAAAAATATTATTTTTTTAGGATGTCTAGCCATTTGTGGTTTATGCCAATTATCTATGTGAAAAATAGGATAACTTACTCTACCATTTTGTGTTTTATCGGTATTATCATAATCAGGTGTTCCATCTTCATTTTGATGAACATTTTCTAATAATGCGTTTTGTTTAATAGCTCTATAAATATCTGGTTCATTTTCTTCAGATAAATTTATTGTTTTTGCGTAACACCCTCCTTCAAAATTAAATATTCCATCATTATCCCATCCATGTTCATCATCACCTATTAAATTACGATTGGGATCGGCTGACAGTGTTGTTTTTCCAGTTCCACTTAAACCAAAAAATAAAGCGGTATCTCCATTTTTATCAACATTAGAGGAACAATGCATGGGCATAGTTTGTTCCAATGGTAGCCAATAGTTCATTAAACTAAATATTCCCTTTTTATTTTCACCTCCATACCAAGTACCTAAAATAATAGCAACTTTTTGTTCAATATTAAATGCTACCGCTACTTCTGAATTTAAATTATGTTTTTCCCATTCATCGTTTACAGCGGAACAAGCATTAATAATTGTAAAATCAGGGTCTAACGCACAGGTTAATAATTCATGTTTGTTTTGTGGTCGGATAAACATATTTGTAACAAAATGTTGTTGCCAAGCAAGTTCATGAACAAATCGAACTTTTTTTTGACTATTAGGATTAGCGCCACAATATCCATCAAATACATAACATTCGTCTAATGTATTAAAATGATCAACCGTTTTTTTTAATAAGTTATCAAATATTTCAGGAGAAATAGGTTTATTTACATTACCCCACCAAATGTTTTTTTCAGATTCGGAACCAGGATTTTTAACAATCCATTTATCTTTAGGTGAGCGACCAGTAAATTTACCTGTGTCAACAGAAAATGTATCACCATATTTACACTTCATTATTACTCCTTCTTTGTTTTTTTGTTCATGTTTAAATAGTTCATCATAGGAGAGATTATGATGAATTACACTAGGTTTATGAATACCAAATTTAGACAATCCAAGATTACTACATACTGTACTAAATTTTTTTCCCTTTTGTAAAGACCTTGCCAAATTTTTAAATGTATTGTTTACAATCATTTATATATATATATAATTTTTATTTATCAAAAATTATACTTTATAAATTAAGATTTTACAAATATTAACTATACAAAAAATAATATCGCAAAGTAATTTAATATACTCAAATCTTTTAAATATAGATACAGAGGGTTGTATATTTTGATACAAAATTAATGATGTACTATTCATTTATATTAGAAATCTATAAAAAAAAAGATACGCCATCCCTATTTCAAAAACAACATCGTAGGCTAAAACATAAAGAGTATCATATATATTATATTTTTTTACAACATATTCATCTTTTTCTATTATATAAACAATGACATCTCTGAATCCTTTAAATAAAACAGCTATAGTCCAATAAAAACTTACATAAATCATTACAAATAACATTTGTAATTGTCTTTGTAAATGTAGAGGATTATCATTTAACATTTTTAAATTATATAATGTAATTGTAGCCATTAATAATAATGATCCTTTACTATTAACTTGTCTAATTGAAGATTTTTGTTTTGTAGACTTTCTAAAAAAAACATTAACCATAATAAAAAAGATTAATAAATGTAAACAAATAGTATATTTTAATATAAAAAGTCTATCACCAAAATATAATCCTATTGTTGATATACATCCCCCTTCCTGAAATCCTTGTAAAAAAATTCCTATATATCTAGGTACTAAAACACTTGTATTATTATAATATAGATGCATAGGTTTAATTTCTCTAGTAGCAGTTATATACAGATAGAATTCAATACATGTCCATATCAATGTTGAATAATATAATATAACAAAGCATTCAGTAGAGTTATTATATAAATAATCATGACTACAAAGAACTAATGAAAACAAACTATAATAAATTTTTGTGTTAGCATCAGTTGCAAATCCGCCAACGCGTATAATATAATATTTATCGTTAGATAATATCATATTTATAATATTAGATAACATAATATAATAGATTTTTTATGCAAATTCTGGATTCCAGTTTTTGTAACCATTACAAATATTTTGTATGTGAATATTAGTAATTTGTTTTGAATTCATCATACAAGAATGTTCAAAATCAATTATCCATATTTTCCCGTTACTATCTTCAATAAAATTATAACCTGTTAAATCTGGATATTCTATATTATGTAATACTAGATTACGCACTATTTTAACGACTTGGTTAAACAATTCATCTGGTATATCGCTCGCTTTGTCTCCATAAATGTATGATAAGTTATGCTTTCCTGCTTTCTTCATTACCATTATTTTACTCTCATCATTATATTCTACAATTTCGGGTACATTTACTATATTTAAGTTATATACATATTTCTGCATAAAATATTCTCTATGTCCTACATTATGTTTTACATAATAGGTATTTGGATTAGCGAGATAGTTTTCCATTTTATTTTTTATAATAGATTATTATTATTATGTAATCAAATCAATTTTATTACATAATAATATTAAATGTGGTATTATTATATAATGATTTCAAACAAATCAAGCATTCATTTATTTATTTTGTGTTGTATTCCAGCAAGACTAGTAATTTCATTACTTCCGTTATATTTAAGTAAAAAATATTTGTTTTATTATGGTATAATATTATTAATAATTGCTTTATCATTCTTATATTTGTATTTTACAAATCAACGATTAAATGCACAAGAAGCAGGTGGTTATACATGGTGGGCTAAATTTAGATTAATTCACGGATTATTATATCTATGCGGTGCTATATATTGTATTCAAGGCAAAAGGATTGCTTATATTCCATTATTGGCTGATACAATTATTGGAACAATGTTATCTGTAAATCATCATTATTTACAGTTCTAAATAATTAGGTAACAATTTTATATTAAATTATGAATCACAAGTATAGTGTCCAATTATATCATCAAATTTCATCCAATCTACTTCTTGTTCATATTCTTCAAATTCATCTTCATCAACATTTAACTTATCTAATAAAATATCCATAGCATCACGAGCAATCATTTCTTCTTCATCATCTGTAAATTCATTTTGTGCAAAACTTGTTTTTTGAAGACGGTCCCATTCTATAACAAGAAATTCATTTAAATTTTCATACCATGTTTTATTTTTTTTAATAGTAGGTTTATAATTAACCAAAAAAATATTATTTACAATATTTGATGCAACTCCATAGGACATTTCTTCTTCATCCATTTCAATATTTATATATTAAAAAAATATTTATATCTTTTTAATATATTTTTAAAATTTTTTTTACCTACATTAATTTTATTTTAGAAATTTTATATTATTTTAGACACTACTAGGATGAAGGGAGTGGTGCGAGGCAAAGTTTTATCTCACCCAAACTTGCTACATGATACTTAACAACAAGTGGAAGGTCATTTTCCAAAAACATTTCAATTTGGCTGCAAAGATTAGTGCATTTAATAAAATACCCTAAATTTTTAAGTGAAAATTCGCCTTGAATAATCTTGCTATTATCAGGTTTTAATTGAAATTCAAGTGAACCATCAGATTCAGCACGACGAATTTCAGCAGTAGCGAAGGATCCAGCACATTTAAATATCAATTCATTTGCTAAAGATTTAATTTCTAATTTGTCAGATAGAGGACTTAAATCACGAATAATTTTTTGGAAATCACTAGAAGGTAAATTAATGATAGATGAAAATTCAACATCAGGAACTTGTAATTCTTCGTGATCAGGTTCAATAAGTCTAAGTTTTTGTGTTTTACATTGTTTAATATCACCATTTTCAAATTTTAATCCTAAATAAGAAGTTACACCATCTTGATAATCATTATTTTCAATATACATAGTTAATGTATCGTCATTATCAATTGAATTAATTAACTTAAAAAGATGAAACATATTTACACCAATAATGATTTTTTCCTGCTTACATTCATATAGTTCAAAATTTTCAGCTCTAAGAAAAAGATGGGCAAGAATTGTATGTGATTTATCCATATTAATAATTCTAATGCCATCTTTTTGAAATGTAATATTAGTTTCTAATAATATATCCTTTAATGCTGTCATTAAAGTTCTAAAAGGTGCAATTTGAACTGTTTTAATAGTTAAAACATTGTTATCTGTGCTACTATTTGTAAAAGTACTCATTTATATAATGATTCAGACGAATCTTTAAATACTTATGTTTTAAAAGATTTAAACGAATTAATTAATAATTCTTGTATTTAATAACAAATTGATTTAAAAATGTATTGATATTTTAAATTATTAACATGGAACAGTATAGCACTTTGACGCAAGAATTAACAAAATCGATAGATAAGGTAACGAAGAAACAATATGGAATTTTTATTACACCTAGAACTATAATTGAAACAATGATAAAATCATTAAATAAATATATGAAAAATGTGAATACAATATTGGAACCTTCGTGTGGGTCATGTGAGATAATTAATTATATTGATTCTAAATATAAATCAAAAAAAATAGTAGGTATCGAATTAAATGATACAATATACGATAAAATTAAAGATCTAAAATTTAATAATGATACAAGATTATTAAATACGGATTATCTTACTTATAACAATGATGAAAAATATGATTTAATTATAGGGAATCCACCATATTTTGTTATGCCTAAAAACAAAGTAGACAAACAATATTATAATTTGTTTGATGGTCGTCCAAATATTTTTGTTATATTTTTGATTCATTCGTTACCTAAACTGGCAGAAAATGGATTTTTATGTTTTATTTTGCCTAAAAACTTCCTAAATTGTTTGTATTATGATAAATTAAGAAATCTTATTAATCAAAATTATACCATTCTAAATATACATGATACTAGTAGTGAAAAGTTTATAGACACACAGCAAGATACTATGATTTTTACAATTCAAAATAAAAAGCCTAAAAGTAATAGTAAATGGGTTATGGAAAAACAGGGATATACAATATTTAATGATAATATTAATAAATTACAAGGCTATTATGAAAGTTCAACATTATTAGATACATTGGGTTTTCATGTAAAAGTAGGCAATGTAGTTTGGAATCAAGTAAAGGATAAATTAACAAATGATTCATCAAAAACAATACTAGTTTATAGTGGTAATATTAAAGATAATAAATTACAAATTCAAAATTTTAATAACGAAGAAAAAAAGCAATATATAAATACCAAGGGTAAAATGGGACCTACATTGATTGTTAATAGAGGATACGGTAATGGAGAATATAAATTTAACTATGCTGTAATTAATCCAAAACAAGAATATTTATGTGAAAATCATATTATATGTATTATTCCAAAAAATGAAATGGAGCCTAATACTTTAATGGCTAATTATGAGAAGATAACAAATTCTTTTGAGAATGAAAAAACAAAAGAATTTATCAAATATTATTTTGCGAATAATGGAATCAATACTGTAGAACTTCAAACAGTTTTACCAATTTATTAAATCTTAGAGACTTTTCTAGTTCCAAATCCATTTTTTTTCTTAGATTTTAAAGCTAATTTATATGCTTTTGCCGATTTTTTACACCCTTCACTTAAAACTTTAAAATCTACTGCTGCTGATTTACCACCAGTAATTGAACTTGCTAATCGTGCATAACCCCATGAATGTGCTGATTGATTTGGTCTTGAGCCAGATGAAAAGTATGCACCTTGGCCTTTTTTTACAATCTTTTGTAATGCTCCAATAGAACAACCAGTTTTTTTTGCTAATTCTTTGCCTGGTTTAACATTTTTAATTTTATAAATTCTCTCGGCATTTAAAATGTGAGCGGACTTTTTAGATTTAAATGATTTTACTTTTTTTCTTGTGTGATATTGACGATTTTTATATGCTTTTCTGGATTTTTTAATTTCTCTTAATTGTTTTTTTTTATCCTTTTTACTTAATCTTTTTGGCACATATTTTCTTGGTATAGATCTTTTTCCGCCTATTAAATCATCCATTGTAAGAGGAGGAGGAGTTCTTGAATGAGAATTAGGTGAAGTTCTTAAGTCTTCCATAGTTAATAATGGTGGTGGACCCTCAGGACTTTGAGGAACAAACATAGGACTGTCATTATCATAACCAGGTGGTGGATAATCAGGACTATTAGGAGCATACACAGGACTGTTATTTTCATAACCAGGTGGTGTATAATCTGGACTTCTAGGAGATGGAAGGCCTCGTGACAATATCAATCTTTGTCTTCGTCGTGTTTGTTCTTCGGCCCGCGTTAGTAATTGATCTCGTTCTTGTCTTGCTTGTGTTTCAAACTCTTGTTCTCGTCGTTCTCTAGCGGTTCTTTCAGTTGAAGTTTCTCTTGCGATTGTTCTTCGTCTCCTAGATAAATAATTTCTTCTATGTCTTTGTATTTCATTATCATGTTGTCTTCTTTCATCCATAGTCATTCTTATCATTTGATCTTGACTATAAGGGGTTGGATTTGTATGTGGACTGTATTTCCAAGGACGATCTCTTGTAATATCAGACACACATGCGAAACTTATATCACCGCGACAAAGAGGGCAAGGAACATCAGTATTACTTCTTCGTCTACAAACTTGTTCTAAACATTGTTTATGAAATTTATGTTTACATGGTAATTTTGGAATATTATCTTCTTTATTTATTTTTTCAAAACAAATAGGACAATCTTCTTCTTCTTTTTTATTTCCACCTTTTTTTGAACGAGAATTTCTAAATGACCTATTTTTTTTATATTTTCGTGTTGTCATTAATATATAATTAGATTTTTATATATTAATTTACTTTTTCGATCTCTTTCTTGTTTCTTTTTTTTTGTGTTTTTTAGAGTTCCTTTTTAATTTTATTAATTTCTTTTTTGATTTTTTTAATAGTTTTTTAAATTTTTTTGTTTTATTTGTACCTCCTTTACCTTGTGCTTTGTCTTCTTCTTCATATGGTTTTAATTTATCAAAAATAGGAGTATTTTTCTCTGATACTTGTTTTTCTTCTTTATATTCAGCGATTTTTTTAATTGTATTTTTAGGGTCAGCCTCTATATCAATAGAGGGCGGTTTTAATTCTATTTCTGATTTAGCCTCTTCTATAAATTCAACTTGTTTATTTTCTTTAACTTTTATTTCATTCAATCCCTCTTCAAAATTAAAGGTTTTAACATAACCATCGTCATCCGGTTGGACATGATAATTTTTCAAACAAAATGACATAAAAAGTCCTCGTTGTATAGTTAAATATCTAATATATGTCCAAACAATTTCTAACCTCATGTTAAAATAGTGATAAAACATTGCCCCTAGGACACGCTTAAATTGTGGTTTATTACCACCTTTATTAATAAATTGTAATAATGCTGTAATAGTATTTTGAAATAAATCATCTGGTATATCTTTTGTGTTGGTTATATTTTTGTTATAATTCAATTCTAATTGATCTTTAAATATAGTAAAATATTTTGCAAAATAATTAAATCGTTGATTATACAAATGTCTACTTAATAATATCATCATCACATATCTATATATTTCGTATCGTGAAAATTGAATACCATTAAATGTATTAAGTTTAGTAGCTATATTTTTTTCAAAATTATCATGCATATTTTTAACGCAAAAATCAGCATCTACATCGATCATTTTTATATCAACTGTTTGTTCATCAAAATCATAATTAACAACTAGATTACCAGGTTTTATATCATAACAAAAATATCCTTGACCAGCAACACCGTCTATTAACTGTTCTGTTTTTTGTATTAATTGTATAATTAGTTTATGATTGTCTTGTGGGTAACCAGCATCCTTATACCCATTATCATGATCTTGTATAGTTATATATTCTCCGTTAATTTTTACTTGCTGTTGTTTGTTGTCTTCGGGACAACCTTCATATGGATATTCAAAAATACCCATGGGTCCTCTAAGTTTATTTGTTTCAGGTGGTAATAATATATTGTCTTTATTAAAATTATATTTAGATATAAAGTCCTTTAAACTGCACATATATTTTTCCATAACAATAATCAAAAAAAAATTGTTATTTATATCATCACTTCTTACTACTTTTATTTCATATACTTTTGGGTGCAATTCTTTTTCTGATAAATCAATAATATTATCAATGGAAGTTTCTATATTTTTATTTAATGTGTAAATATCATTGGTATCATCTTCATTTCTTTTTTTTTTAATATGTTTATTCATTTCAAGTTTTCTTATTCTAACAGCGACATGTTCTTTCTCTTGACATTTTGTTGATAACGGAAATTCTTTTACTGTATTAAAACCACCTTGTCCTAAAAGTGTACCTGATGAATCTAACTCTTCTAAATTTAAATTATCAATCACCGATAATCCTTTTTTGTCATAAACATTAATTCCATTATTGTTGTTATTTTCAATAAAAAAGGTTTTATCAAAATATTCTTTATCAATATTTTTAGTGCAGTGTGTCATTAATATATAATTAGATTTTTATATATTAATTTACTTTCTAGATTGTTTTCTATATTTTCTTTTTACTCTTTTTGTCGTATTTTTAGTTTTTCTCGTCTTCTTTTTGTATGTTTTTCTTTTACCGCCAAGTTTTCCATAAGGTCTATTTATAGTACCTGGATTTAGATTTATATGAGTATTTAAAGCAGACGGACTTTGATAAAATGCCATAGTTTTAAGTGATGGTATATTGGGTCGTTTATAATTTGATAATTGTTTTATATTTTTGTATTTGTGCTCTTTTATTTTATTTTTCGTGACTATGTAGTCTTCTATCGCATAAGGAATACCAGATAGTTGTTCATCTGGTTCCAGTTCTTCTGCCAGACGAAGTTCTTTGTTTTTTTTAACATCCAGTTCAATATCAATATCTGGGTGGTCTAATAATAATTGAACCATGTAGTAATCTCCATAATTAATTGCCTCCATAAGTGGTGTATCACCATCGTCATTCTTAGCATTCACATTAGCTCCATTCTTTAAAGCATTTTCAACTTTGTCGTAATCAAAAATATCAATTGCATCAAAAAGATATTTATCCTTTTCTTTTTGAGCTTCTGAATTTCCTCCTCTCTGTCTTTTCTTGGTTTTTCTACCTTTTCTTTTGGATTTTTTTGATTTGTGTGTTTTTCTTTTACCACCATTCATACCAGTATCTCCTGGTCTATAAAATTGTGTTTGTCTAGATTCTCTACCAGATCTAGTATAATATATTGAATTATTAGTTTTTTTCATTTGATCAAAAATTTGTAATTCGGTCATAATTGGATCTTCAGGTAAATAATCTTGTTCAGTTTCATCTTCATCATCTTCATCTATTTCATTGTCACCATTACC